ACCAGCCGTTCCAACTTTTCTAAACTTATTATTGTAGCTTCTTAAAATACCACCACTTAAAAAAGTATTCGCGGGAATTGTAATGTTATCAATAATCGTTTCGGCTGTCGTTCCTGTTACCGCTGTCGATTCACTAACTCGGTTGTGTTGAAACCAACCTAACTTAGTTAAAATTGTGCTTTGCGTTTCGTCACCCGTATTTGTTCCGCTTGTATTTCCGATAACAGTTAAATTAGCATCTGTAACGTAACGCTTGTTAGTTGAGTCTGTTATGTCTGTTGTTGTTGCGTCCGCACCGCTTGTAACTAATCCTTTTGCATCGTAAGTTACTTTGGTTTTAGTTGCGCCCGTTATTGGTGCGTTTGAAGCTACAAAATTAGAATCAGGAAGTGAAACATAAGAAGCCCACGCTCCAGAATGAAACACTCTAAAAATACTCGTTCCAACGGTATAAGCTACTGAATTTATCGTTGCCGTTCCATTTCTTACAAACACTCGATAACCTTTTCCCTCGGCTGGTGTTGGGTCTGTAAACGTGGCATTTGCTACTACGGTATAATTTCCATCGTTAACTGCTGTTTGATTAGCCGAAACTACAACAGCTTTCGATTGTACGTTAGTTAAATTTATATCTAAACTCATGCGCTTATATTTATTACTGAATTAGGGTCTAAAGTTATAATAGTTCCCGTTTGATTTAATATGCCGTCAACGTAAACGTTAACTGTTGTATTAGGTAAAGTCAAATCTTCGTCTGTTGTTACTGAATACGTGTCGTTGCTGTTGCTAACTGTTATTTCTGTTGGCTCTGTTGAACAAGTATATTCTCCACCGCTTGGTACTTCAATAACATCAACGCCATCAATAACAGTTACGGGCAAACAATCAGTGCTTGGTGGTGCGTTACCATTCTCGAAATCGTAATCAATGTAAGGAATATTACACCAATTCTGTTCATCAAATACATTCATTTGAACTGACATAGACCAACCAGCTGTTACATCGTGTCCTTTGTTAATAAATGGCTCTTTAGATACATTAATATTAATATCCATGAAGTCAACCCAACGTTCTTGTAACATCGTTGTTTTAATGTCATTTAGGATTTGGTAACAATCTGAATGTATTTCTTGTATCATTCTAACGTTACCTAATTCGTATTGGTCACAAACCGTCAAAATCATATTAACACCTACCGTATTATTACTATCAGTCGAATTTTGCAACGTAGCAATAAGATAAGCGTATTGTGGTGGTGTTTCTTTATTTATAGCGTCCACGAAATCTCCGAAAAAGAAATCATTAAGTTGACGGTGTTGCTCTTGGATATACTTCAACTCCGAAACTATTTTGTTAATTGTCATTCGCATTCGTAACAGTTTGTTCGGTTGTTAAATCTTGGAGTAGTTGAGCCGTACCAATTAGGTACAATTCCAGTCCTATCCTTTGGCATTAAGTCGTCAACAAGGGTGTATTGTGGAAACATAGTGCCGTTGTCGTCTCTAAGGTATTTTACCAATTCATTCTTGTAAAAGTCTGCATCAGCTTTTAAACTCGCTAAGAATTCTGTATTTTCAGCATCGTTATTGGCGTTAAAATTTTGGTCTGTTGTAAGTCCAGCACCCTTGTTGGTTATCTTAGTAGTAAGAAAAACAGCGCATCTATAGTCAACATAAGCAACTACGCAAGGTAAAACATAAGTGTCATAAAGCGTTAGATAATTTCCAGTTCTGTTACCCTCAACTAAAATGTAGTTAAGCAATTCAATTCCCAACGCTGGACGTAAATAAATATCTTGGCATCGTTGTATCTGAATACTTATAGTTTTAGTGTCTGCGCCTTGTTGGGTAAGACCTAACTCTTTAACTTTTTCGACTGTTGTTATCATTTCTTAACTATTAATTGTTGATTCCAAATGTGACGGCAATAAGGAGTAGTAACTCCCGTGTCTGCGTTTGTCCAATATCCGCCTCTATAATTCCAAACGTTACGGTCAACTCGACTGCTAATCGTTTCGATTTCTTCACGTGAATAAAGACGGTTTAAACTCATTAGCTGTTGACAAAACTCACGACTTTCAGTTTTTAGTGGTGGAGTTGGTGTTCTTAAAGCGTACTTAAATCTTACTTCAAATTCTAAAGTGTCTTTACTTGTTAAACGCTTTCCCAAATCTGTTACTTTTCCACCTCCTATTAACTTGTATTCAATCATTTGAGCAATACGCACCGCAACCGTTTTAACATCAGATTTCAAAGCCTTAGCTATTGTAGTCGCATCTTGCCCTTCGTCTAATAATTGCAATAATTGACGGTCAAAATCCGTTAAACTCGCTGTAATTTCTCCAATAGTTTCAAAGATTTCTTTACTTCTATTGAATACCATTTCATTCTCGCTTTCCCACTCTATTTCTTCGGTGCTTAATACGTGGTAATCATCAGCGTTAACTCCAAAAGTTGCAAACAATTCTATTTCGTCATTGTTAAATTGGTGGGAGTGTGAACAATTAGCACTAAATTGAGTGTTTAAACCTACTATTTTACGTGCTTCTTGTTCGTCAATTGTAGGGAATGAAGATAAAACAACTGCAAGTGCTTGTTCAGCTGTTAACATTCCCTCTTTTATCTTAGCCACTACGTCAACTAAAGACGTAATTTGAGCACCATTTAACGCGCTTTTTGCAACGTCTAATTCAGGTGTATTCATTATAGGGTCTATTGTGCTTGTTGTTGGTTGCGTTGCTGTTGTTTCAATAGAATTAAATGGATTATTATCCTTTAATCTAATTTCCCCAATAACTCCGCTTAATTCCATCATATAGTTAAACGCCCAATTTAAAACGTTTTGACGGCTTCTAATATAATTTGCGTTCCAAATTTCGTATAACTCACGACTTTCCGCAGCGTTAAACGAACCCTCTTGCATTTGTCCAAACAATGAAGGTGCTGTAATTCCGTTAGCTTGAAATATGTTTTGTGTTGCTCGCTTACTTGTGTAGTCATAACGCTTATCAAGGTCGTTACCATTAAGCTGTTGAACTATCGGTGCTAAGTCTTTACCATCTGAAAAAGTTACAATAATTTCTCCAGCGTTTTCAACTCCTCCACTCGTTCCTTTAATTTGAGTTATGTACCTATCAGCTTCTTGTTTCGTTTGTGGTTGACCGCCTGTAAACGTTACCATCGTACCCGCGCTAAATGAATTTTGTACCAAAGCATCGAAATACTTAGATAAATTCATATCAGTATTTATAGCCGAAATTCCACTATAATACGGTGGTTTTGGGTAAATCCCTTTTTCAAATTTCGCTTTCTTAGTAGGGTCTTTGTAATAGATAAAAAACGAACCTACTTTATTGTTCAAGTCTAAAACTCTTAAACTTCTAAAGTTGGTTTTATCCTCTGTTTGGATTTGAGCGTTCCAATCGTCAGATAAAAAACAAACGTTTAAGTCTTCTGAAAATCGGCAGTCATCCATGTTCAAATGTTCCCACTTTACAACCTTAGAACCGTCCATCGACCAACTACCTTTTACTACAAATCCACCATAAGATTCATGGTCTGTTGAAACCATTTGCAAAACCTCGTTTAAATCAAAATCGGTGTGCTTGTTTTCTAAGAATAATTGTGCATCAGTACCACCGCTAACGATTTCAATACCACCTCCCGAAATATAGTTTACCTTAGCTTTTACGATACCACCTTGCAAAGCCGAACCGTTTAAAAGTTCGTTGATAAAAAAAGGGTAGTCATTCTTTTTACCCCACTTTACAAAACCTAAACGATCGCTTTCTTCAATTGGTTTAATAAAATCTTTCTTGAATGAAAGTGATATTGCTTTTATATTATCCGACATAATCCCGTTTCAATTAATGTTTCTTCTTGGTAAACTTTGTAAATATAATCTCCAGTCTTTTCAAATTCAGCATCAAATACAAATGTATCTATTCTGCTATTAGTTTCAAAAACTTCTAATTCTAATTCAGTTGTTGTTTTGCTATCAATGTGGTAAAATTCAAATTGATAAACTCCACTATCATTAACCGCTAGTTCACTTAATGTCAGAACTATTACGTTTTCCTCGTTGTTTGTTATCCTTAACATAGTGAATTTTTGGTTTAACTTGTGGTTTTACGATTCCAAATACAGTCAAATCTTGTCCGTAATCTTCAATCATGTGACCTAATATTGGCGAAAATACTTTTTTCATGTTTCAAATTTAAACAAAAAAAGCCGAATGCAAAACACTCGGCTAATTTTCTAATCTTTGTTTAATCCTAAACGCTTGGTGAAGGTGTCGCAGCTAACAATGTAGCCACTAAATTAGCTGGTACATCTAAGATAGGATTGTTCTCTTGTCCTAAGAAATTTAAAATCGTTGGTGTCCCGTCAGATTTCAAAGTTCCCGAAACATAAGTTGAGTCAGTACCTAATCTCAAACCTTCTTCTGCACCTAAAAGTACATAAGTGTTATCCGCTTTTTGAACAACGCAAGCTAATTCATTTTTCGCTAACAAATGGATTTCTGCTCTTTGCTCTTTTGAGTCTGCATTCAATCTCATTTGTAACGTTACATCGTACCAAACCGCGTCATTTTCGTTTCTGCGTGGTGGTGCTGTAAAGTTTGATAAGTTTTGTCTTAGCTTGTATTGGAAAACTTGAACTGTTGATGTTAAAGTTTGTACCTCTAAATCCGTTTCAGTAAACGTAAGTGTGTCAACGGGAATAAAGATAACAGATTTAATACCACCAATCGAACCCGCGCAAACTCTATCGTTAAAACCTTGTGTTAAATTGCACATATTTTTATAAGTTTTATAAAGGGGCTGTTACACCCCTTAATGGTTAATATTAAACGCTTGGTGATCCTGTTAATTCAAATACTCCGATTTGATTTAAGAAAGGCACTTGTGTACCAGCTCTAAATTTAGAACGCAAGTACAACTTATCATCATCTTGTGAGTACCATAACTCAAAATTATCAAAGTCACTTGATAAATCAGTTCCGAAAATAAACTCTGATTTTTTACCGAAGTAGAAAGAGTTAGTACCATTCAATCCTTCAACCGCTTGGATTGTTTTAGTAGTACCGAATAAGAATTGTGTAAACGCATCTTCGTCAATTCCTTTTGCGTACAAGTTCAAGTTAATCATGTTACGTCTTAATTTCGTAAGTGTTTCAACACCACAAAAGAAAGTTGCGTCTGGGTCTTCAGTCAAGTCAGCATTAACTGCTTGCATAGCTTCGTACGCATCCATGAACGCTTCGTAAGCATTTGTAGCTGTTAATGTAGCTAACGAATCAACGTTCAAGTCAATACAACCGTTTGCAACTGTTAAGAATTGAGAGAATCCGTTAATCCATTGTAGGTTACCCGTTCCCGTTGCTTTGTTACCTCTCCAAATCAATTTATCCAATTCTCTTGCATGTAAACGTAAAAGATAGTCAGTAATTTGTGCTTCAAAAGGAAGTTGTTTATCTTCATTCATTGCTCCAGCTTGTAAAGCTAACTGCGTCCAAAGACCTTCTAAGTCAGTATTACAAAACCCTTTCATGAAACCAATTTTTTCAACTGTGATTACTCTGTCAGTAAATACTGTGTCACCGTTTGGTGTCATTTCACAATCACCCGCTTGATAAACAATTGAATCATCTAACAACTTCAACGCTTCAGAACCTTTGATTCCTGTTTGAGTTGTGATTAATCCAAGTGTTCTTGCTTCAGATACCTGACGTGTTAACAATACGTCTTTTTGTTCGTCAACATACGGTTGCAAATCTGAAACATCGTAGTTGAATTTTGTTTTAATTAGTGATTTTAAACTCATTTTATTTTCTTTTTAAGTTTTTCAATAGTAAATTTTGTCTAGCTGTCAAGTTGCTATCTTCACCTTGGCGGTTAAATTTTTGGTTTTCTTTTTCAGGATTTGAAGGCAATTTTTTAAACGCTTCAAATTCCTCTTTCAATGATTTGTGTTCTGCTGACATCGACTCGAATGCGCTTGTAATTGATTCAAACCCTTTCGAGAATGTGTCAAGTACTTCACTCATTTTAGCGTTAACGATTTCGTTTACTTTGTCCGCTGACATTTGCTCAGGTTGTGGGTCTTTGCTTAAATCAACTTCAACGATTTCTGTAACAATTCCGTTTTCGTCAGTAATGATTGTTCTACCGTCTTCTATATTGTGCGTTCCAGCGAATACAGGTACTCTGTTTTCACCATCAACAACGAAAATTGGAGTGCCAACCATTAACTCGCCTTCCCACTCGATAACTGTACCGTCAGGTAAAGTTGCCGTTTCAAATTTTGCAGGCTCTGGAGCTGGTTCGTTTGAAAATTTCGCCATTAACTGTTTTGTTAATTCGCCTATAATTCTAATTTGTTCTTTCATTTTAACATACTTTTTAAGTCTTCAATGACTTGGGTTAAAAATTCGTTTTCTGCTTCGTGTCCCATGCTTTTAAACATTTCTTCGATTATAAAATCACCTTCGATTGAGAAACCATATTCACCACTTTTAAACTTGTCATAAATTTCTTTATTTTGAATTTTATAACTACCTAATAGAGTGCCGTCAGTTTCGTCTTTAAATCTTTCGGGTGCTGTAAATCCATTCGCATTATCAATTTGGTACAACATAGTTAAGTAAGCATCTTCAATCACTTGACTTGGGTCATGTTCAAAACTTAACTTGTTGAATAATTGATTTTTAGAATAATATAAAATCATATCAGAGATACCTTGCTTTTTAAATTTCACATAGAACTCTTTGCCTTGGTGATTTCTATAAATTTCAGTATCAGCCGAAATGATTACGCCCGTAACGATTTGTTTTTCATCGTTAAATTCATACCTTTGGACTTTAGAAAACGTATGAATAGGTTTACCGTGTGCGGGATTTGATACAACAGAATTGAAACTCCACATTGTATCGGGGTTTTCAAGGTCAATCAATATCTCGTAAACTGGTAAATCCTTTCTCATTGATGCAAATGTTATAACTATTTTCTATATGGCAAAAAAAAATATAAATATTTTCTATCCGTTCAAAAAAGGGAGTGATAAAACAGATTTAAACGCTTCAATTAAGTTGATTAAACGTGAATATCCAGATGCAACTATTCACATTGACGACGAAGATTATAGCACAATTAGAGGGGTTGACGTTGCACATAAAGTAATTAACTATGCAAGGGAAAATAAAGGTCGATTTTTGTATATGAATGATGACTTTTTAGTAGTTAAGCAACCACACAAAGCAATGTATTCAGGTGAATTGAAAGTTAATCCAAAGCACCCTATAAGCTATCAGGTAGCAAGTCAGAATACAATAGATTTTCTTAATAGTTGTAACAAACCTTTAAAGAATTTTGAAACACATTCGCCCGTTTGGTTTGATTGTGAAAAGGTAATTGAACTATTTGACCAAATTACTTGGAAAAATGATAACTTCTTTATCAAATCATTATACTTGAATTACTATGAATTGATAGGTTTTGAAGGTGCTAACGTAAAAATCCATCAAACAAACGTACCCTTAGCACAAAGCCACCTAAAAAAATACGGTTGCGTTTCCTTAGGTGACGGTTTCGACATTAATAGCTTGAAGTCGCTTCTTGAACTTTAACTCTATTCTGAATTTTAGTAATATCAGATTCCAATACCACAACCTTAGTAGTTTGTTGAGTTGGTAAATTAGCACCCGTTAAATTCGTTTCATTCGTTTGGTTAGATTGCTGTGTGAAACTACTCGCAGTTGCACCCGTTGAAGGAGTACCACCGCTTGAAGGCATACCGCTCGAGCCATCAAATGTTGTAGCTTTAATTGCCATTGCGTTAGCTATTCCCGTTGCAAGTGCGAAAGCTGAAAAAGGTAAACCGAAAGTTTCAGGACTCGCCGCAACTGATTTCACAACCGCACTCGCTGTGTCTATTGCAACTTGACCTAATCGCATTTTCTTTTCCCTCTCAAACATTCTGCGTTTAATCTTTTCCTCTTCTGCTGTGTTACCTCGAACTTGTTTAAGTCTTTCGTTATCTTGTGCATTTAGTAAGCTGTTAAACGCTGTGAATGTATTCTGAACACCTTGCGCTACTTCAAGAACTTTCTCAATGTTTTTAATTTGTTCTTGAAATTTTTCGGCATCAATTTTCTTTTGTTCTTCGGCTTCTTTTTTCTTAATGTCAGTTATTCCCTTTTGCGTTTGTTCCTCTAATTTTACCAACGCATTATTGTACTCCTCATAAGTTATTAAACCACCAGCCAAAGCATTTTGTAACTGCATTTGTTTTGATTCTTGTGCTTTCTCAAAATCTTCTAATTCGATTTCATAACTTGACTTTACAACTGATTCGTATAATTCTAAAAGTTCAAATTGTTTATCTTGAAAATCAGTAGTTGCTACAAGTTTTTTATTTTGATTATCAATTAAAACTTTTAACTCTTTATTGGAATTTTGAATAACTAAACTCGTTGCTAAATTCGAAGTGTCAATTATTTTCTTCGCGTTCTTCTTAGCTTCTTCTGCTCGTTCCCTTGCGTTTTGTGCGCTGTTAACTTTTAACTGATTTTCACTATCCTTAATACTTTCCGTTATTTCAATTATAGCGTTTTGAGTTTCTTTAATTAGTTCATCGTTTGCCCCTAGTGCGTTTGTTGCTTGTAAGATACGTTCATTTAATTTCAATTCATTAAGTTGTTCTTTTTGGTAAGCTATCGAATTTTTTATTTTCTTTTCTGTAAGTGCATCCGAACTTTTACCTTGCGCTTCGAGTAATGCAATTTCTCTTTCTAATCCTTTTTGTTCTGCATTGAATTGCTTTTCTCGAATCTCTCTTTGCTTTTCACGTTTCGCTAATTCTTTATCAATTCTTCGCATGTTAGCTTCGTGTCTTGCGCTTTGGTCACGTTCAACTTTCGTATCTATGATATTAAAGTATTCAAGTGCTTTGATTGCACCGTAAACAACTCCTATAAATGGAAAAAATATACCTATTAATACCTTAACTGCTACTCCTAAATTATCAAAATAATCATAAACCTTTAAAACATAGCCACTCAATTTCTGTACTACTGCCGTAACCTTATCGAAATTAGCTATCAAAGTACCAATTAAAACAATTATAGCACCGATTCCCGTAGCAATTAAAGCACCTCTAAGTAGTTTCATAGCCGTTGTTGTTCCTAAAGTAGCCGTAGTTAACCCACCTTCTGCTCCAGCCATTGCCGTAGTAGTAGCAATTGAACCCGTTAAGATAAAGTTTTTAGCTTTTTCAAGTCCAATTCGTAGCTGTAAACCTAGTATTTGGTCTTTCTGTAAGTTACGTGCAACCACATTAACGGCGTTCACAACACCTTGAACGGCTTGCAACTTAACCATAGTCTTAACTAAATCCTCATTTTCTACACCCGTCAAAGCAATTGCACTTTGTAAGCCTTGGAAAACCGCTGCACCCGTTTCAATTCCTTGCAATGCAGTGTCAAGTTTAACGGTGTCTGAAGATAAAGCCGTTGTTTGGTTTCTTAAATCTCCTAATCTATCCGTAAGTTCCGCAGCCGAATTGATAGCACGTTGACCAATTGGCGAAGATTCCCCCGCTTGTAAAGCAATGGTTTGATATTCCCTAATTAACTTGCTTTGTTGACGAATTGAAAGGTTACCTTCTTTGAGTTTTTTATCTAAGTCGTCGAGGTTTTTCTCAAACGCATCAATTCCCTTACCACTTTCTAAAGTAGTTTGAGTGTCCTTAATTGACTTGTTTAGATTATCAACTGATTTATCAAAGTCGTTAATATCCTCAATTGAATTCCCAGTGTTGACCCTTAGGTTAAATATTGCTTCTGTACTCATATCTTAATTAATTCAACTGTTGTATTAACATTCTGTTGTGCATCGTATTCACTAATCTTCTGAATGTAGAATTTAACACCATCAATTAGTTTTATCGTGCGTAAATTTAAACGGTTTACATCTAATGGCAATAACCACATTTGACATTCAATCTGTTTACCAAATTTATTAACTATACGTGTTATTGATTGCTCATGGTAAGAATACAAGTTATCATTCGGATAGGTTGTGACGGTGTAATACACTTTGTCAGGAACTCCGAAAAGTAAATCAAACGTTGCGTTGTCTCTAATGTTTGTGTGTCCAATAAACGGATAAGCTGTGTTTTCGTCAGGCTCTCCATTTTCGTCTATGTGGATCCAGTTACCACTTGTTAACGCACCACGATAGCAAATATAAGGACTACCTTTGAACGGCTTAACAACTCCGTTATCAATTGCAATATTTGACGGCATTACTAATCCCGTAACTTCGTCGTTAAGGTTTGGAACGTCAACTAAACATTTTGCGCTAAATGGTAGTTCAATTATTGTAGTGTCGTTGTTGTATTGACTTTGTGAATCAATATTGAAAGCACCGTATTTTTTATTCGTTTCAGTTGTGTAGCGTGTATTCCAATAATCGCTATCGTCTTTGAATTTTAATAGGTAGTTTCTTGTTGCGAAGTTAATTGTAGGTGTGACAATTACGTCTTCGCTAAAATCTATTTTCTTTGTCCAATCGTCTGAACTATCAATATAGAAATCATCTAAGGTTTCAATCTCTAATATTGTAGGGTCGTTCTCATTTGGATTAACATAAAGATTTAACATATTGATAATTCCCTTAAAGAACACATCGCCAGTCATGTCAGGAAGGAATGCACTAAGGTACACCGTACCACCGTCTGTGAGTTGTTGGGGTTGTTTTTGTAGGTTGATAACTGAAGTGTTAGCAACTGTATTAGTTGTTACTGTTAATCGTTCTTGAGCAAATGAAGGCTCAAATGCAACTGAATTGTAAAGCAATGTAACAACCCTTACTTGAAATCTTACAACATCGTTAATTTCTAAGTTAATATCCCTTGAGAAAGCAAAAGAGAACGTTTCTGAATAAGACATTGTAGTACCACTTACTACACCTTGATAAATTGTATCTGTTGATATTAAAGAGTTGTTCTTAAACGTTTGTAATTCTAATCTATAAAAGCCTTGTGAATCTGTTAAAACACCACTCGCTTCAGGAATAAAATCTAAAGTAAAATCGTGGTCACCGTTGTATTGCACTTGAAATAAACCACGTGTCTTTGCTCGAATTGATAAAGGACTTTGTGTAACAACTTGACTTAATAAATCGGTCGTTGTAGTTGCGTTTAAATCCGTTGTGTA